CGAACCTATCGTACTATGTTCTCTGAACAGATGGTTGCATTGAAGTTTAGTGAATCTACTGATATGCAAAAGCGTGAGGTGTTTCGTACAGTTCAACTACGATACAGCGATTCCATCCTAAACAAATTAATTAGTGCCGATTCGTGAACTGTCCACCCCTGCCACTGGCGGGGGTTTTTTGTTGTATACTATGATCATTCGCAATTGACCTGTGACACAAGGCACCCTCCCTCCTCGCCACACACTCAGCGTCAAGGATGCTGCTGCTCTTGAACCCTTCTACCGTGCTCAGCGTGCTCACAAACCTGCACAGACGTGGAGACAGCTCCGTAAGCGTGGTGCTGTACCAAAACCACAAGAGGATCCCTCACTCAAGTTTTTGTGTGATGCATTCAATTCTGCCTACGATGCTGAGCTAGACTACGGCAAGGTGACCAGTTCAGAAGGTGGCACAGACACCGATGACTGACCACCCATCAGCTGTATAATACAAAGGTAATCGAGGGACAACGCAATGACCACTGACTTCGCTACATACTGCGCAGCACAAGATGCTCGCAACACCAACCAACTCAACGTCACTAAGTATGGTTTGATGTTGTGCGATGCACTGCAACAGTCTCATCAGCGTTCACATCCTAATGGTCAGAACTATTCTTATGCGTTGATCTCTTCTGGTCGTAAGTATCACAAAGTGATGCAGTGCGTCAATGGTCAAACTGAATCAGTGCACGCATTCATTGACAAGAAGACAGGTGAAGTATACAAGCCAGCATCATACAAAGCACCTGCTAAGGGTGTGCGCTTTAATCTCTTAATCATCACCGAGCGTGAGTGGTTGTTTGAGAATTGTGACTGGGCAGGTGGTTACCTGTATCGTTGACATTCAAACTATTTTCTATTAAACTATCCCTTGATCCAATGATTGCACGTATTGTGACCAAAACCATCCTTGAGCGTGACGGTTTCCGCTTTGTCTCGTGTGGCACACTAGAGAATGGTGAGCCTGACTATCGTCTGCAAGAGAAGAGAGAATATAGTAACCATTGGCACGATGTATACTATTTTGACAATCAGATGCAATGTCTACTTGCAATGGAAGATGCAGAGTATCCTAAATGGTTGACAGGTAAGAGCTGTTATGTCAAAGATACTATCACTGCACCTATTCACAGCTGATGTTTGAGATTGGAGACTGGTTAGATGTCCCCCACTGTAACATCAGTGGTATGGTATGGTTTGTGGATGATGATTACATCACCGTCACCATCAAATGTGAGCTCCAAGATGAATTTGCACGCTGTCCCTATAACATTACGTGTGTAGTCGTACCACGTTATAAATGGAAGGAATGCGTGGTACATCCCGAAAAAAAGATCACTTCACTTACACAATTGCACAAGGTCTATGTTGGTACCTCAGAAGAACGAACTCTTGCATCTTAAGATACAAGCTGTAATGCGTGAGCACAACTTTGAAGACTCTGAACTCAAGTATCTTGGTATACAAGAGCAAGAGAATGGCACCCCTAATCATTATTATATGATTGCTGGTGAGCATCGTGTGAGTGTAGATCAGATTGAAGACTTCGAGCAGGTCTCGTGAGACCCCTCTATAATCCCCTACAACACCCCTAGAACCTATGACTAGTCCCCTTGCACCAATTGCCCTTGTTTGTGCCCTTTGCAGTCCTGTTGAAAACACCGTTTTAAATGTCCTACAAGAAGATGGCGTCACAGATAAAAATGCAGCTGCTGTTATTCTTGGTAACATTAAACAAGAATCACAATTCAACCCGCTAGCGTGTGAGGGTTACTTTCCTACGCTAGCAGTATCCTATATGGACTGCTATAAGAACACGAGCGGAGGATTTGGTCTTCTTCAGTGGACATCTGCGGGACGTATCAAGGGTCTTGGTACATTCTGTAGCAATTATGGGTGTGATCCCAGCACTGTTGAAGGACAAATGCGCTACCTAGTCAATGAATATGACTATACGTTAGTGCGTTCCGTGTTCAACACACCAGGACTTCCGCTCCAACAGTATCAAGACGCATCTTTTTCGTGGATTCGTTGGGGTACGACAGGTCAGAGGTGGTCCTATACAAACAATTACATCACTAAAATCAATGAAGTGGAGCGTACAGTGGAGACAACCGAAGAAAAAAAGTGGATTTACCGCTCGCCAATCAGTGGTATTATATGATCTTGAGTCTGTTGAGCACCTTATGGAGAACCTTGCTAAGGATCCCACTATAACGTGCATCGATGTCCTACCAGTGTTCAGTTAAAGAGCTGGCACAGAGCCCCTGTCACTTCGTGATGGGGGCATTATAATAGGTACATACGCAAGAAACCCACTGATGCGCAAATCTTGGTTGCTATCAACCTTCATCTGCGGTCTCGGTCTGCTCTATGTCACCGCACTGCCAGCAGATGCGCAAGGTGAGATGGTTCAGACTATTGTGGAGATTGTGCATTCCTTCCCCAAAGCTAAAGACGGAGAACTCTACTGATGATCGGTTCCTACTATCAGATCAATGCTGTCACTCCTGAAGAGGGTGAAGTGTGCTACGAGACGCTTGACCAGCAGTTGGCACGTAGCATACATTCCGAATTGCTCTGCCGTCAGCTGGATAAGGACGGTACTCATAGTGTCACAGTCCGTATGGTCTGATCCACTCCACACGCTATAATAAGTACATCAGCAAGGCACCCAATGGCAGTCACCCAAGTCAAGCACACACACTACCACATCTTCATCACCAACGAAGACAGCACTGTGAGCGAACTGTTCCGCAGGTGTGGCAAGTGCACCACTGTCAAGGGTCGTGAGCGTCAACTGGAGCGTGTTGTGAGCGAGATGATCGAAGGCATTCGCGACGTGCGTGGATGGAAGCGTCTCACTGTCCAGGCTATGACACCTGTCGAAGTGTCCCAACACGGGCTGCGCTGACCCGCTGACCCGCTATAATAAGTACATACCAAACAACCCCACTCAAATGCAAATCTCCAACAACGTCTGCACAGTTGATTTCTTCCCTGAGGCATTCATCGCTGAAGGTGATGACGTGATCGTCAAGCGTTTCCAGAAGCGTGTCACCTGGAATGCTAACGGTCTCAAGTCCTACAGCACAGTGACATCACTCACAGCACGTAACGAGTGGGAGACACGCATCGCTAACGGTGCTACAGTTAATGGATACAATATGTCTCAGATGCCTCGCTCTGAGTACACTCCAATGGCAGTGGGTTGATGGAATATACTATCACACTAACTAAGGTCCAGATGGAAATCCTCGCTGATGCAGTTGAGGATTATGCAGTGTTAGCTGATGAGGACACTGCTGATGAGTGTGGAGAGATGTTAGACATTATAGAAGCTTCTATGTTATAATGTCATTGACTTATTATTGTTATGCGTCAACCAGTCCTTCTTTCCTCCAATGAAATTAAAGTCCTCACAGATGCCCTCCAGTTCCTCTCAAAGTCCCAACAAAAAACCATCGAGCGTAGTCATCACACCAAGTGTGGAGACCTCTACCTCTACCTCGGACACGAACTCGGACGAATCAGTAACACCGAAGGATAAATATCGTGAGCACCTGATGGGTTCACTGGATGACATACTGTTGGAGTACATTACAAACGATACAGAGTTTACTCCATACGACTTCGTGTCGGATCTCAGGACAAGATTGTACAGTTTACAGGATTACTTTCAGGATCACTTAAATCGCACCAATGCTATCTTAGCTTATCTTGATGGCGAGCAATCAATACACTTATTTGACAAGAGGAGATCATAAATGACTGATGAATGTAAGGAAGATAAACGTAGACGTGCATTGGGTTTGTTTATTGAATCAGTATACAAACCAGATTCTGCACTTCGTCAATGTGCACACAACCAAGTGTGTTATAACGAGTTACTAGAATATAGAGATGAGGTGCTAGCTTATCTCTATAGTAAATATGATACGGATTTCTAACCGTATCCACCAGCACCATACTGATCAATGATATGATCAGCAGGACGGATATAATGACCCATACTTGGGTCTTCTGTTCTATCATCAATGCGAGGAATTCTATTCCCCCACGTTGTTGCAATGTATTTTGTACCACCGATTGGGGGATTTCCTCTATGCATATGTGTGTAACCAGCTGGAAATACTACAGTCTTTCCCTTCTCTGGTTTCACACGTACACCTTGATAAAGAAACTCTGTCTCTCCACCATTATGTACATCATTAAGGTATGAAGTAATGACAAACTCACGTTCCATTACTACAAATCCATTGTTATCATAGTGCCAACGATGAAATCCACCACCAGCATATGTCTTCTGAATCTTAACTGCACTCATCCAGAAATCATTCAATCCAAGCTGTGTAAACTCATTTAGATATTGATTCTTCATTAGTTTACCCCATCCTTTCAGTATACTATTACGTAACCGTGGATTGCAATCTTCAGTCATCCAATACTGGATATCTTTACGGATGAAGGTATCATTATCTCGATGGATATCACCAAGCTCCTGACCTGCTTCAATGCGATCAGTGTAGTCACAAATCATATCACACACTTGTGGTGGTATATGATTAGGATACTCTCTAATTAATGTATCGTGCTCAGTACGATGTTCTATTACTTCTCTAGCGTAATCCGCCATCAAAAATAAACTCCTTTGCTTCCGCAAAACTATCGAAGATAATGATTGTACCATCATCTAGCTTCACTGTAAAGCCTTCTTCCATTTCTGTTATCAAATGAGCAAACATCTGATCTTCAAGATCATCCAGGTCAACCTCTTGGCAATTTCGACAACTCATAGTAGAATACGTTCAATTACATCTATTTAACTAGGCAATGATTGATGTCACGCAAAACGAAGACGGAAGCTTCAACATCGACTGGGATGAAACAGACCCGAAAGAAAGCATCCTCAACACCTACACCAAAGAAGACTTTAAAGCCCTCATCAAAAACTACCTCGAACAAAACCAAACCAGCACCCAAGGTAAAAACACAGCAGTCCTTAAACCAAAACCTATCAACCCTAACATCACCACAGCAACAGAAAAAGACAAAGAAGAGTTCTGGTACAACTCGGAAAGCGAAGGTAAAGAAACTAGAGTTTAAACCTACTAGATCACGGGAACTTAAACTATTCCCTCATCCTACCTTCCCTTATAGAGTTGAACTTAAGTCTGAAAAACGTATAGCTTGGTTTCAATGTGAAGAACACGCTATTAAGTTCCTAACCTTACATCACCCTAAACCTTTCACCCATTACAAATACTATGTCTTCCCAACAACTGAAAGCTGAACTACAAATTATCCTAGATGCATACATCTGTGATCCTCTATCAACATCAACTGAAATGTATGATGATATCAATGAGTGCATCACTAGATCTATTAACGCAATGGATAATAACATTAAAAAGGCGAAGGTCGTACAGTCTCTCATCTTAGGTCAACGCCCTACTGATCTAGACAACACTGTGACACAAGAACAAGTGACACAATCTAAGAATATCCCTACTAGATACTAGTTGACACTCACCCCCATCTCCTGTATAATGACACCATCAACCTATAAGGCAATGACTCACGAAGAAATGCTCGCTGTTGCACACTACCGTGAAACGTT